CCCGCGGTTCGACGGCGAGCCCGCCGTGGGCCGGGTCGCGAACATGGCGCTGGCCGCCGAGGGGACCAAGATCACCGGGGATCTGGCAGGGATGCCGGGCTGGCTGGGGCCGGTCATGACCTCGGCGTACCCGAACCGCTCGATCGAGGGCGCCTGGGACTTCCAGTGCCAGATCGGCCACGTGCACCCGTTCGTGATCACGGCGCTGGCGCTGCTCGGCACGTCGATGCCGGGCGTGGGCGTTCTGTCCAGCCTGGCCGATGTGGCCGCCCTGTACGGCGTGGCGGCGAAGAGCGCACCTGAGGGCACGCCGCGCGAGTCGTGGCGGCTGAACATCTCCGGAGGAGCCATGCCAGGAACGGTGCTCGCGGCCGGTGTCACGACCGAGGACGTGCGGCGCGCCTACTACGACAGCTCATCGACGCCGTACAGCTACTGGATCACCGAGATGCAGATGGACCCGCCGCAGCTCATCGTGAGCGACGAGGCCACCTCCAAGGTGTACCGGGTGCCGGTGACGATCAAGGGCGCCGACATCACCTTCGGCGATCAGCAGGAGGTGGAGGTCGAGTACGTCGACGTGAAGGCCGCGGCGGCGCGGATGAAGGCCGGGAAGGTGGCGGCGGCGTGGGCGTCGGCCGCCTCGAGCCGCGAGGGCGTGCCCCGCAAGGCGGCGTGGGACCACCGGGCCACGGCCGGGCGGCTGGCCAGGCTCCGCATCGCGCGGGCCGCCATCGCCAGCGACACCGACGCCGACGAGAACGTGCAGAAGCTGCTCGCCAGCCTCGACGCCACCCTGGATGAGGCCAGCGAGCTGGGCGCCGGCATCGACCGCACCACCGTGTCCGAGGAAGCCGCCCAGGCGCTCGACCTGATCACCGCGGCGGAGGCGCTCGCCGACCAGCTGATGGAGCTCCTCGGCGTCTACGACCCGGATGACGCAGCGGCGGGCGGGCCGCACGGCAGCTACACCGGCACGCACTCCCACCCGCACGCGGCGCTCGGCTCGCAGGCCGGCGACATGTCCCACGACCATTCGCACGCCCACGCGGGGGATGCGAAGCACAACCACGCCCACGCAGGCGCGGGTTCGAAGAGCAAGGCCAAGACGAAGGGCACCGGCCCGGGAAGAAAGGGAGGCTCCGACGTGGAGTTCACCGATGAGCAGAAGGCGGCCCTCCGCGCGCAACTGGGCCTGGCCGAGGACGCCGAGCTGGACGAGGCCGCCATCGCGGCGGGCGTCGCGGCGCTGGCGGACAAGAACGCGACCGCGATGGCGGCGGCCTCGCGCAAGCTGCCGAGCGGCGTGATCGCCGTGGAGCAGGAGGCGTGGGACAACATGAACAAGCGGGTCCAGGCCGGCGAGGCCGCCCGCGCCGCGCAGCTGCGCGACCAGCGCGACACCGTCATCCAGGCCGCCGTCCGCGACGGCAAGCTCAGCCCGGCCCGGCGCAAGCACTGGGAGCGGCTGTGGGACGCCGACCCCGACGGCACCCGCGAGGTGCTGGCGGGGCTGGCCAAAAATGTAGTCCCGGTCGACGACATCGGCTCGGCGGGCGGCTCGGTCAGCGACGAGCTGCTCGACGAGGAGTATCGGAGTTTGTTTCCTCCATCCTTCCCGGCCAAGAGCTGAGCCCTGACCGATGGCGGAGATCATGCTACAAGGCAAGGCGGCGAACGGGCGCGTCGTCCTGGTGGACGATGCGGATGTCCCGCTCCTCTGCCACTTCCGCTGGCGGGTCGGTAGCCACGGCTACGCGGTCACCAAGGTTCCGACCGGGAAGCGCGGCGGGCGCACGGTGCTGATGCACCGGCTGCTCACCGGCTACCGGATGACCGATCATGTCAGCCGGGACAAGCTCGACAATCGCAGGGAGAACCTGCGCGAGGCGGGCGGCCAGCCGATGAACCAGGGCAACCGGGTGAAGTCGGCGGTGCCGTGCTCCAGCCGGTTCAAGGGCGTCTTCCTGTACCGGCGCACCGGCCGCTGGATGGCGGCCTGCGCGAAGGAGCACCTCGGCTATTTCGCCGATGAGGAACAGGCGGCGCGTGCCTATGACGCGGCAGCCATCAGGCGCTTCGGCGAGTTCGCGCGTCTCAATTTCCCTGGGGCGGTGACCTGAGCCATGGCCGACTACACCCCGGTTTACCTGACCGGCAGGCAGCTCACCCTGACCTGCTCGGTGGCGTGCGTCGGCGGGGACGTGCTGGAGGTCTCCGGCTCGGGCACGGTGCGGCCGGTCGTCCCATCCGCCACCCCGTCGGCGAAGGTCATCGGCATCGCCGGGGACGACACCCCGGTCAACGGCCGGGTCACGGTGTACGGCTTCGGGCCGGTGCATGAGTCAGTCGCCGACGGCACCATCACCGCCGGGGACCAGCTCACCACCGCACTGAACGCGGGGAAGCAGGTCAAGACGCTGCCGCCGTCCTCGACGCCCGCCACCGAGCCTGCCGTGTATGCGGCGGCCTCGACGGTGCTGGACATCAACAACACCCGGTCGATCATCGGCATCGCGCTGACGACGGTGGCCGACAACCTCAAGGTCCGCTGGATGCAGTTCCCGGGCTGAGGCCCGCAGAAGGAGGCCCAGGAAATGGCTGACTACACACCCGTAAGCAGCGTCAACTACGCGACGTTCACTTCTACCGCGTCCGCCACGATCACGGGCGGCCAGCTCCTCACCGCCTCGGGCAACAACACGGTCGCGCCGTCCACCACGGGCGATCACTCGGTGGGCGTGGCGCTGCATGACGCGCCGTCGGGCGGCCGGGTCACGGTGGCGATGGTGTCGTCCGTCGTCCATGAGGTCGCCATCCAGAACACGATCGTCATCGCCGCCGGGGCGCCGATCATCGCGGGTACGGCCGGGTCGGTGAACACCGGCACCCTGGCGACCGTCGCCGGGGCGGGCACCCTGCTCGGCGTCTGCCTGGCCGGCGGCACCGGCAACGCGGGCCTGACCGTCAAGGCACGGTTCATCGGGATCGGCTAGCCGGCCCCGCCTAGTAACACCCGTCAAGGGAAGGAATGACCGAAAATGCCCGGTACTTACCCGGCTGCCCCCCCGACCCTGTCGGGTGACCTCGAGACCATATCCAGGTTCCTCAGCAGCCCGACGCAGATCCGGCGGCGGCTGAGGGACTACATCGACCTGCGGTTCGTCGCCGACCAGATCCTGACCCAGCGGTTCCGCACCAGCGGCGGCGCGGCGCTCTACGAGCTGTCCGAGCCGTTCGTGACTGACCGTGCCGTGGAGGCCGTCGGCGCCGGGGCGGAGTACCCGTACGCGAACATGCCGACCGGCACGGCGGGGATCGCGTCGGTGTCCAAGTGGGGCCAGAAGGTCCCGGTCACCGACGAGGAGATCGCCCGCAACGTGTACGCCGGGCAGACCGTCGACCGCGCGCTGCGCAAGACGGTGAACTCGATCATCAAGCAGGTCGACGGCGTCGCCATGTCGGCGATCGCCTCGGCGGTGACCGCGTTCGTCCCGGCCTCCGGCACGGCGGGCACGACCGTCAGCAACTGGGGCTCGCCCTCGACCGGGCCGCGCATCCTGTTCGACATCCTCAACGCCAAGGCCAAGGTCTACAGCACGAACCTGGGCTACAAGCCGGACACGCTGCTGGTCGACGACCTGCACTACGCCTACATGATGTCCGACACCGCGGTCACCAACGCGCTGCGCCGCGAGGACAGCAACAACCCGATCTACACCGGCCAGATCGAGATCATCGCGGGCCTGACGATCGTGGTCTCGCCGTCCACGATCGCCGCCGTGCCGTACGTGCTGGACAGCCAGCAGCTCGGCGGGATGGCCGACGAGATGGACGCCGCCCCGGGCTACGCCATGGACCAGCTCGCGGTGCAGATCAAGTCCATCCGCGTGGACGCCAACGACAAGTGGGACCTGCAGGGCCGCCGCAAGACGGTCCCGATCATCCAGGAGCCCGGCTCCGCCTGCTTCATCGGCGCTACCAACCAGGTCGCGTGATGCTGCCCTTCAAGTCGCTGGATGCCGCCGCTACGGTCGGCGCTGGCGCCCAGCGGGATCTGGAGACGGTCGCCAAGGACCACACCGCCGTCATCGTCGACACGGGAGCAGACCACAGCGTTGCCGTGTCGGCGATCCTGGAAGGCTCGCTGGACGGCGCTACCTGGGTGCTGCTGGCGAACCTGGCCCTTGGCGCAGGCAACCCGGGGCCCGTGGTGGGGACAGCCACGGCCGGGCACTGGGTGCGCTTCGTGCGCGTCAACGGGATCACCGTCCCCTCGGGCCGGGTCCTGACCGCCTGGATCGCAACCCACGCCGACGAGGAGGACTGATGGCTGCCAAGCCGAAGGAGTACCAGGTCACGGCCCTGTACGTGACGTTCAAGACGCAGACCTCAGACGGCATCCGGTACGTCGGCCTGTACCAGAACGCGCCGGTCCCGGCCGACGTGCCGCAGGAGCAGCTGGATCACCACCTGAAGATGGGCCTGATCCACGAGAAGGGCTGGACGCCGCCCGACCCGGCGGACACCAGCGCGCAGCAGGCCGCCTCCTACGCGGGCGGGCTGCTCGCCACCGCCGAGGCCGACCTGGAGCGGGCACGCAAGGCCCGCGACGACGCGGCAGCCGGCGTGGAGCGGGTGAAGGCCGCCGAAGCTGAGAGAGCGAAGGCGGAAGCGGAAGCAGCGGCCGAGCAGGCCGCGGCGGAGCAGGCGGACGCCGATGCCCGGAAGGCCGCCGAAGCCGAGGAGGCCGCCCTGGCGAAGCCGTCCAGGGCCGCCGCGGCCAGGGCCGCAAAGGGAGGCTGATCAGTGGCGGAGGCGTGGGCGCCTGCCCTCGACGACGTTGCCCGGCACATCCCGCGGCGCACGCGGGACACGATGACGCCGGGCAGCGACGCGACGCTGGGCACGTTCACCGCCTCCACCACCCCCACCGACGGCCAGGCCCAGTCGGTCATCGACGACGCCTGCTCGGCCGTGCTCGCC